TTTATGATCGCGGTCTCATGGTTGCCATATCCGAGGACGGCGAACTGGTGGGCGTACGGTTTGAAAAAATCAACCGCAGAGTTCGGTACGTCATCGAAGTATTCCTCGCCTCGGTGGATGGGTCGCAGCGCATCCGAGGACTTGCGCCGGTCATACTTGCCCTGCATCAAGCAGAAGAAGTCCCCAACATCGATGACCGGAGCGTTGCGCTCCTTTGCCAATTCGAGGTGCTTCTTTTGTAGCGCCCAGTCGGAGTGTTGGTTGTCCCAATGGCGGTCTCCCGTCAGGAGTACCCATTGCTCCCAGTCCTTGTTTTCGAACTCATCCGTGAACTCGATCTGGTGAGCGTCTGGTCCGAGCCGAGAGACGTTCCACATAATGCCGTGGTTTTGTTAATCCCAAAGAGGATTCGCCGATACGTCATACTGCCCCGCCTGTTCGTCGGTCAACGCATTAATTTCGGCTTCAATGGCATCAGATGCAAGACGTATCGCTTTGATCGCGGTCCACGCTGCGTTCATGGCGTTCCACTCGTCATCGCCAACCTCTCCGGCTGCGACCTTTTCGACGGCTCGTGCCGTGTAGTTGCGCTGCTTCCATTCGGGAAGGATGGCGAGGATGCGGCGGTTTGCCTCTGCCTTTGTCTCGGCAATCTTGCGGTCTGCATGACCGAAGAATGGAATGTGTGCGTCAAGCACCGCCTGAACGTCTGCCCTGCGACTTTCGTCAACGTCGATATTGAGGGCGCGAGGGTGGTCCTTCTCTATCACACCATCCACCACGCGGCGTGTGCTGATGCCGTAGGCGGCGGGAAGCCCTGCGGCTTCAAGTTCAGCCGAAAGGCTGTTGCTGAATTGTTTGTCTGTTTCTACGTAGATCACTATGACCACCCGATTAATATTCCTTGAACGCAATCAGATATGCTTCCTTGATACTCCGCCCAATAACCGGCAAGCATATCACCACCTGACAAACTGCTTGCATACGCCTTGAAATCATTGGACAAATATGGCAAGTTTGTGGTTATAACCGAATTATAGGGATAAATGTTGAAAGCAGAAGATGTACTCCAAGTACCAGTACCGCTCAATGATTTCCACGTCAACTGACTTACAAGGTAGAGAGGCGTATACGGAGCCGTTGTCTTTATGACATATTTGATGTAGTCAATCTGAGTTGCGGCATCTGGTATTTTTGTCACAAAGTACTGACTGCCATAATTTCCGCTATATTGTGGAGAGAAATTAGCCGGGATGGATATACTTGGGTAACTCGGGTGCATTTCTTGAGGTCCAATAAATATCTCGTTTATACCACCGCCCCCGCCGCCGCCGCCCGTTGTCTCCGTCCAGACCGCAGCCGTTGAAGTATTGTCGAGACAGACATATTCCTTGTCATTGGTCGTGTCTATCCAACGTGAGCCGACAACGTAGCCACTTCCCGAATCGTCGCTTGTAGTTGGGGCGGCAGAAGCGGAAAAGTTGGACTTCAGGTTGCTTGTGCTGCCACCCGAAATGCGGATCAACCCATCGTATGCAGAAACGTCTGCCTCCAAGCCGCCCTGTTCGTGAGCAAGCGTACCACTTGCAACATCAGACGCCGCGACGGTAATCGTATTGTTTGCCGTGTCAATCGTTTTATTCGTCAGGGTCTGCGTGTCCGTAGTGCCGACGATAGCGCCAGATGGGGCTGTAACCGCCGAAGTAGACCCACCGCTGATTTTGATGATGCCATCATACGCAGAAACGTCTGCCTCCAAGCCGCCGCGCTCATGCGTTACGGTAGAAAGTGCCGAGGTCGAGCCTCCGCTGATTTGAACGATCCCATCGTATGCAGAAACGTCTGCTTCCAAGCCGCCGCGCTCATGCGCCACCGTCCCGGTAATTTTTGCCGCAGGGACTTCCGCGCCGGACCCCTTCAATAGGTTGGCAATCTGTACGCCCTCGTCGTTCGTCCCGTCCGTGATATACAGACGGTCCGTTCCATCGGGAGCCGTGTTTTCAGAAAGATCAAATACCGTTGCCATAGATCACGCCTTTGTTATCGAATCTTCTTGGCTATCAGATAGCCGCCTTGATTGAATGATACGTTAGCCCCGGTCTCCAGTTCGACTTGTATCGTCCCAGAATCTGCAAACTGAACAGTACCATGAATGGTGTAAAACTGGGTGAGTTGCCCCGCTGCGCCACTATTGCTGAACAAAATGGAAGTCCCACTATTGCCCCAGAATCCATTGACGTTGCTACCCGGACTTTCTGTGCGCCGGATGATAGCCAATTCTGCGGATGACTGTGACGCCGTGATACACGTGAGTTCAATGCCGGAGTTTGTCAAAACCGATGCGCTCGACCCGGATGTACGGAGAAAGACCCAGTAAAGCCCCGGCTCCAAATCAAGAGTTGCACAGACCACCTTGCCTTGTGACGCAGCGAGAGATGCTATCCCGCAGAATGATGTGCGTTGCCCCTCGACTTCATGACCCGCTGCTGTGTCAAGTTCTTCGTTCGGTTCGATCTGCGTAATACTCCCGCCGCTTGTCGTTACGCGACCGAGGAAAAGGTCCGTAGCCGCCGAAGGCGTGTCGGATGTATTGTCATATATGGTGCCATCTGCCTGAAGCCACACCCTATTCGTTGCGTTGTCGGTCAGGGCAACGGTCGTTGTCGTGGAAACGTCCACATAGTAGCCGCCAACGTAGGCGGTGCCTGCGTCAACGTCAAGATTAAGCCCCACATTGACGGACAGATCCCAACCCGCCTGCCGCCAAGACCGTATTCCGGACACGGCTTTGTTGGCTCCTGTCCAGTTGGCTTCGGTGATCTGCGTATCCGTGGTATCTGGAAAGCGGGTGACTGCCATCAGTTTATCCGTTCAACAAACATCATAGATCCGGCTTCCAATGTGGTAGCCGTAGCGTTCGAGGCGTTCTGCGACCATTGCAACTTTACAGTTCCGGCATCGGCAAGGGCAAACATGGCTTCAATCAAAACAGGGTAGTTCGCAAAGACATTCGTGATGCCTGCCGATGCTCCAAAAGCAGAGAGCCAGTTATACGTGCCACCATTGCTAAAATACACCGACCCCTCAAGTACGCTGTTCGTGGTTGTGGTGGCGAGTGCAACCTTGATGCCGCCCGATGCGTCCGCAGTCACCTCAAGCGCGAACGTGGCGCGGTACAGACCCGGCTCCAACGCAACCGTAAGATCATCGTCATCCTGCAACGTTGTCGATGATGTAACAGACTCAGGTGCCGCCTTTCGGATGTAGATATACGGACCCGATGTCACATTTACATCTCTGGTAATCGACGAAATAGAACCGCTTGACGTTACGATCACCGCAAGCAATAGGGCGTTGCCGGGGTTAGTGCCGCTTGTGTTATCGGTAAGGGTGCCGTCCGGTTCAAGCCATAGGTAGTTCGTGGCGTTGTCCGTCAGCGTCACGTTCTGCGTGGCATCGGATGAAATCCAATAGCCGTTGACCAACGCCTCACCCGCCGCTACGTCAGCGACCACGCCGCCGCCGTCCGTTACGTCGAAGCCTTCCGTGGTCCACGCGCCGCCCGCAGCAATAGCGTTGTTAAGACCCTGCCATGCGGCTTCGGTTACGCTGTCGTTGGTCTCTGGAAATATCGTTGTTGCCATTATGCGTCAGCGAAGGTTAACGTCCATGTGATCGTGATGCTTTTCGTTGCATCCTTTACGATGGCACTCGACAAAATGGACCGACAAAACATGGTGCCACCCGATGCCTGATCGAACATTCCGACCTCGGCAATAGTGTTGCCATTGGCTTCCGTTTTGCTAAAAAATGCCTTGAATGTAGCAACTCCATTTAGGGCTGAATCCGAAACGATAGCGTTGCGGTCTACCTCTGCTCCAAGCGCGGTATCTGTTGTCGCTGCCGCTGTGTTATCGGTGCCGATGCCGATGTGCGAAGGGAACGCTATACTGTCCTGTGCAATCAACGCCGCGATGCGATCACGACCGCCGTTTACGACCACGTTGTCCTGTTCAATGACGCGCCCATCAGACACCTCAACACGGACGCGCCCCTTTACTGTCATTTTATCCAACATCTACAAGACCTACGATTGCGGTTGCGGACCCGACAAGGAACCCGCTTCCAGTTGCTGTTGCTGCTGATGCCGAATCGGAAACTGTGAGATTATCTTTTTCGGTATTCAACAACCGAAGTACCTCATTGTCCCGCACGACAAACTTACGGTCCTGCCGAGTCTTTTGCTTCCAGTAGGACCACCCGGCAACGGTCTGGGTTGCGGCTGCGGTAACGTCGAAGGATAATTGTCCATCATGGCGAAGCGAAGCCCCGATCTTTTCAATCAAGAAGTTCGCTTGTATGCCATGCTCAGGCAGGTCTATATACTGCGTCTGCCCGGCTTCGATGTTGACCTGATCGGTTGTGTATCGGCAGGTAATACGGGGCTGTGAATACTGTTCGAGAATCGACTGCGCTTTTAATTCGGCAGCATCAGCATTGTCCACGTCAGTTGCATCGACAACAGATACGTATTGACCAAGACCTGACTCTATTGCCGCACGTTCCGAAATGCTTTCGTCCGACACGGCGTTCACCAATATTGGAAATCTTGCTTTATAGGTGATCTTGATTTTGTCCGTAGATGACAATACGGTACCCGCCGTGTCCTGTGTAATTACTGGTGATCCGCTGTTGTAGTACCAATCGCTGACGGTCCCAATACCGTTAACGCCAACTGTTTGAGTCACATATCCGCTGCCCCTGTCAACTTCAATCGTTGGTGTTGCGCCTATTTCTGCACCGACCACAAACGTCCTTTTGTCACCATCACCACGTTCTATTTCCACGTCCTCCACTTCGTTTGTCGATGTGCCTGCCCTCAGAAATACAACGTTTCTGAAACTGCCGCGAACGGTAGAGAACTCTATCGACTTATAAGGTCTGTTGGAAGATGTGATTGCAAAAGGTGCGGGAGCGGCTTCAACGGATCGAAAGTTTAGTTTTTTGTCCTTGTCGATATTCCAGAAGAAGCCGCTGATCTCTGCCAACTCGTCAAAGATCAACTCATAGGACACGTAGTTCCACGGCATATACTCAATATATGC